ACTTCACTAGATAATGCTTGGTATAGTAAGTTCACTTCTATCACTGCGAAGAGAACAAAAAAACAATACGTGATTATAGGTCTTACGGACTTCTGTAGTCCCGCAATAAACCCTGTGCCTTTGTTGATAGATATGTCGTGTGCGATTAGTCTGGCGTGTTCATCGTCCGCCGCTTTTGTCTCGAACATCTTCATATCATGGTCGAATCCAGCTGCACGTAATTCAGCCATCTTCTCCATTTTCTTTAATTCAAACTCGTTGTTTCGCTTAGATGCGAAATGATCTGTCACTGCTGGGACAATCGAACCCGTCAAACCAAGTAGTGAACCTAATAGTCCGCTTAACATGTCATACCTCTAATGATTAAAAGTTCATCTGTTGTCTAATCACATCATTGCCTTTCTTACCCGTATGGTGAATAATGATAGGATTATCTACAGCTACATTATCTATGTAGTCCAAACGTAAGGTATTATATTTATGGGGAATAGGATATATCTTACTGAGTCTTTCTATGGGGGTGTGCATGTGGTATAGAATGTACTGGTCAGACTCTGTTTGATTCTGTTCACATGAGTTCATCCAGTTAATTAAAGTTTGGTTGCGGTCACTTAAAATGACTCCAGAGTTGTACCATTCGCCATTGTCCGGTCTTCTTTTAGTCCAAGGTCTATCGACCACCATGCCCATTCTACCTGACTCAAAATGTTCCCATATAGAATCTACGTCACCATTGATTTGACAATCAGTATCTAACCAACACACACAAAATCCATCATTAGTGGCCTTGTATAGTGCCCGTGGTTTTTTAAACCACCCTTCAAGTTTAGTTTCAAAGTCTAGGATGTACAGTTGTTTTCCAAACCTAGGATGATGCTCGATGAAATCTACCATATCATCTGTCATACCAAAGTTCGCTATCTGCAAAATTCCCACAGAATGTTCAATGAAGTTCCCTATAAACCAAGGCAGTTGCCATTCGGTATTATAGTCGCATCCTGTCAAAAAACTTTTCCTAACCATTATATTCTCAAAACAAAAAAAAGGACGGGAAAGTTTCCAATCCCGTCCTTATCTATCTTAAACTTAAATGCAGATTATAGAGTCAATACGAACTCATCAACTTCTTCTGCCTGGGTCTTAGATATGAATTGTTTCCAAACGCCAACACTTTCTAATAGACCTTGTGATTCGCCTGGACGACAATCACGAACCTTAGAGTCTTCAACTACAGAGTCGACAACATCTAAATTAATGATGCGTTTAGCTCGTCCATAAGTTTCTAGTTCTGGGTTATCTTGACGTGGGAGAAGATGGTTTATTATAGAAGTCAACACCCGTTGTGGGTTCTCAACTAGGTCTTCATAAGATATTACTGTGTCGTATGTAAACTGGTTAGCATCTTCTTCGAAAGACTTTATCATAGAGAATCCTATTGGACTCGCACAGAATTCTTCCCAAGATGATTCTGAAGACCATGTTTTCCAGATAGACACCAATACATCTTTATAATCTCTCTTTATTCTCAATAACTGAGAAGTGGTGAGATTAGTGTCTCTCATTCCATTTGTGATGGTTTCAGAGGAAATGGGGTCATGAGTTGAAATCCAACCTAGTGATGTCCAAAACAGTGGTTTGTACAACTTGTCTTGTGCGGCAACAGAAATTTCGAGATTGGTTTTTGGTGTATCTAGTCCCTGTTCGTAACGGATATACATACCGTACATGTTTTGAACGAAGTCATGACCAGATGCGGCACTGCCGACCAAGTAGTGATCGTTAAGTGATACAATGCTGTGTTTCATTGTTTGTTCCTCGGTAAATTCTTTAAAGAGTTTCTTAAACCGCACGTGCGAAATGGAACTCGCTGGACTGGCCAGTCAAATACGGTATAATTGTATTTATTTATAACAATGAAGGGTTCAATACCCTTCTCATCATAATTTATTTTTGTTGTTGCCACATAGTCCATAGACCATACAGAATACCAGCGTATGCACCTAGGGTAATAATAGAATCAAAGATAATATAACTTGCGCAAAGTGCAACGATAACCACACCGTCGTAAGTTGTACGTTCACCTAGTCGTGCTTGTACCCAAGTCTTTGCTAGTGTGCCATAAAAAGAAAGTTTTGAAAAATCGAACATGGTTAGTCCCTATAATCGTTAAGTGTGAAATTAGTTCCGTGCATCTTCATGAGATCACGTTCGTGGTTTGTGTATACTAATACTTCTGGGTCATCAACTAAGAAGTCACATGACTTACAAAAATCCGGATAGTCTCCGGTACGGTGTTGCTCACGTAAAGTCTCATACTCTTCACCAAAGAAGATATCTAAGATGTTGTCTTCGGAACAGTGGCCCAACACCGCCTCTTCGTCCCGTCCCAGTACCTGACAACAGGGGTGTACTGCACCAGTCTTCTTCTCTAAACCACCGGCACGAATTACTACGTCTGGAGAGAAGGGTCTACCACAGGTCTTCGTCTTGCCTTCACGTACACCAGACTCAGATATATCCTGAACACCAGACCAGTTGTGCATCTTCCAGATTTCTGTCTTGACACCCAACTCATCAACCAGTGTCTTGTACTTCTCTAGTTCTTGGTCGATGTTGTCGTTATCGGTAATCAAGTGATAGGTTGATACCACACACTCAGAACCCGACTCTTTTACATACGCAACCATCTCTTCGATGTTACGTCTAATCTGTGCGTAGTGTCCACCCACAGCATTGTACATCCATTTGGTATAGTCTTGTTCGTCCGAACCAATGAATGAAAACCGATAGAAGTCCAGTCCCGCGTCCACGCAGTCGCGCATGTACTGACCTTCCATCTTGAATCCGTTAGAGAAGATGAAACACTTCGCCCCATACTTCTTAGTTACCTTGATATACTCAGGTAGATTCTTTGCCATTGTAGCTTCGCCAGAACCATCTAGGTTCACGACATTGAGACCGTACTGTGCGCAGTCTGCAACATACTTCTCGAACTCATCGAGTTTCATGATGCGACGAAAACCCTTGTGTCGGCCACCTTCTCGTAAATCCTGTGGACACATGGAACACGAGTAGTTACATCCCCCCGCTACCTCAATTACAGCACGGTCAATTTGAAATGTTTCTCTAGTCATTTCCATAATAAGTCTTCATCCTCTCTTCATATTCTACTGATTTTCGTTTGGTCTGGTGTAACAGTTCTTCTATATTTTCTATCCACCACCAGACACCCCTTTCTTCACGAGACACTTCTGGGTTTAACCGAAGGGCATTGCATGTGTGATATTTAGTCACTCCTTCAGGACTGATTACTGCAAGAGGTCTAGCAAAGTTCTTTGCGACATAGTGCCATATACCATCGTAACAGATTACCATGCGTGAGGTGGAGATAAGTTGCATTGCTTCGGATGCGGGTGTGCGGTATGATAGTTCATGCATATTGAACCCCAGTCCCTCGAAGTGTTTGATTAACTTGTCCCAGTCGTCATTTTCAAATATACGTTTCCATGTTCGGGGTTTCTCTGCATTCCATGTTGGTCTCCAGAATACGATACGTTTGGGGTCATAGTCTTGGAACGCATCTTTTCGAAATATCCAATCATTGTCGGGAGCGGTACTGCCTGGCATATCATCGTAAACACCGGACTCGAACCAGAATCGAGCTTTGTGATTATGTATCGCTGCTATCCTACGTTCACCATTTGTTTCCAAAACAACATCATCATCAAACTTCCAGTCTTGGTATCTTCCCTTAGCGTTAAAGATATGATGTACATCTACGCGTTCTTTCTGGTGATAGAAGTTGTGGATGTAGTCGCATCGTTCTATGATTGTCTCTGGGTCTTCGAAATGGTGCAAGTAATCCTCACCATGTTCCCAGTGAATCTCCAGATTGATTTTTCTTATATTGTCATCGGCCGCATATTTGTGACACGAGTTTAACGCCCACATAAAATCGCCGACGCCCGGTGTTCCTCGCCAAGATACTATTTGGGACGATTTCATCAACCTGTCTTAATACTTTTGACTTTACGTGCAGAACCCGTAGATGTGTATAGTCCGAACCATGCAGCACCAGCACCAACTACAACAGATATAAGACCCGCCTGTGATGCGTTTGGTTCAGGTATCGTCATGAACCACTGAGTGACTTCGATGAGTAGGTACAGATAGGTACCGATGAATGCTCGCGGGAAAAGTCGAAATGCGTCGATTACGTCCGCGAACTGTAGTAGAGGTTCGAAACGACTTGGTTTGACCTCTTTCTGTGTAGTATCGAACTCTACTTCTAATTCGATCTTTTGCTTGACTGGTTTTGCTTCTGGGGTTGGGGTGTTTATTGATTGTTCTGAAAACATGTTAATTAACTAAACCTCTTTTGTAACCACTTAAATATCGCATATATGGTCAATCCATAAAATGCCAATACACTCATTGGTAGTGCTATGTATGCAAGTTCCCACGGGGAGAGAAATAACACTTGCCATGTAAATTCGGCAATTGCTTCTGCGTCACCTTGCCTTGCACTTTCTACAGTATTATTTGTAGCATCCCATGCCAGTTGGTTTTCTTCTAATATGGTATCCCACGTTTCTCTAGGAATACACATAAGGTCTGGTGGACACATATCATCTCTATATGTTGTCCCAACGGGGTTACCAAATGCGTCTAGGTCTGCCATCATTTCACCTTGAAATCTTGTGGGTCACTGTTTATTATATCTTTTGCTTTGTGTTCCCATACGGTAGGAAACAGTCCATGAACTATACATATGAATGCGAGTGACCACGCCCTGTACAGATGTTCAAAATAGTTCAGTCCCGTTTCCCGTAAATGTTTCATTAGAACACCTTAACGTCGTACTTCTGTTCCCATAAGTCCGCGTCATGTTCATCATTGACCATTGGACGACCCCTTATGTTCAGACTAGTATTTAGTAACATTGGTACTCCGGTTCTGTCGTGGTATTCCTCGATAACCTTGCGGAAGATAGACTCACAATCCTTCTTCACTATCTGTACCCGTGCAGTTCCATCTACGTGGGTTACAGGTGCGTAGTCATGTAGTGCCTTAGAGGTGAACTGCATATGGTCATTCATAGGGCCGTCGAAGTATTCTTCTGCGTACTCTTCTAGGATGGCAGGAGCAAACGGACGATACTTCTGTCGACGTTTGATTCCATTCACCGTATCCTGTACGTCATACCTCACGTCTGCAATGAGAGAACGATTACCTAGTGCACGTGGCCCAAACTCCGCCTTACCGTTTGCGATACCGCACACCTTATGGTTGATTAGGTGGTCTACGACTTCACTGGGGTCAATGGGTCGGTCAATGTCGTAACCAGAGTATGGAGTCCAAATCAACTTGTCTTTACCTGTTGCCTTTGACCATGACCGTGCGGCGGTACCTAGACCAGACCCTGCATCTGTGGGTGAACATGCGATATGCACCTCATCGAACAGTTCGAATAACCTAGAGTTGATTACCACGTTCTGTGCGCAACCACCAGAGTAACAGAGTTTCTTACCATACTTCGAGGCAGTACCCATGATTTGCATGATAGCATAATCTGCGAAGTCTTGGGTAGCACGTGCCGCAACCTTATCTTCTACGGATAGTATTCGACGTTCGAACTCTCTTCGGAATCGAAGACGGTTTTGTTCACGTTCAGAGTCTGCACCGCCTACTGCGATGCCTAGTGCAACCTCTGGTGCGATATCTTCTAGATTATCATACCAACGAATCAACCAGTCAGTGATTGCTTTAGACTTAGGACACGTCTCGTGGTATGCAGAGAGACCCATGACCACATACTCATCTTCGAGTGGTCTCAGACCAAGGAACTTAGTGGTAAGGGTGTAGACTAGACCCACCGACTTAGGGTAGTGCCATTCTTTGATTAGATTGAAGTCTGAATCCATGATGACCGCAGTCTGTAGTTCACCTACCCCATCAATAGATACGAGTACAGTATCGTCCTTCGATTCCCACGGACGCGTGTAGAACGCAGCTGCACAGTGTGACTCGTGGTGTAAGTGATGTGCGTCGTAGACTGACGCTTCTGGATAGGGGAACAGCTCGAACTGTTCGGAAGACTGGATACTTTCTGTCGTCCTACTTGTTGCTTCAACACCCCCTCGCATATCAAACTTTATACCGTGGTCTTCATAGAAAGACACATGGTCATCATCATTTATCATATCCCATAATACATCGGGTATGTTAGCGTCGTTTTTCTTCTTGGAGTAACGTTCTCCGTGCGTAGCAAATTCTACTGTACCATCTTCATTGATGATAGCAAAACCGGAGTCATGATAAAATTCACTGTAACCTACGTACCTCATTATTCACTCACATATCAGATTAAATCTGTATTTATATCAATCATAAAAAAAGGACTCCGAAGAGTCCCAAAGGTTGGTCAGGAAACCAAATGAAAAATGTATTTATTGTCCTGTCACGTACTCGTATATATCTTTCCAGTTACGCATCAGGGGGAAATCTGTATCTTGGTTGTAGACATGAGACATCACGACGGATTCGAGTCCAACCTTCGCCCCCGCAACCGCGTTCTCTACTTTGTCTTCTACCCACAGACACCCAGTATCCTTGTAGGCAGCCAACTCTTCGTCTTTGTCAGCACCAGTGTCGAGGTAGACATATGTTTCGAAAACAGTCTTACCGAACAGTTCACACAGGTTCTTGGTACGAAGGTGTTGAGAGTACTCATCGTTACTCAAAGAAGTGATTGCATGGAACACATAACCATGCTCTTCGTGTAACTTCTTGATATACTTGATTGCGTCACGCAGAGGTGGAATCTTGCGAATCGCAGCAGACTCATTGAACATACGAACCAGTTGTTTCTTCTCTTTTGATTCCAACCCATACATCTTACCGATGTCATATACTTCTGGGTCGACTATCTCATAACCATGACGGGTCATCCAACGCTGGAAGGCATATTGCCAGTCAAGAATAACTCCATCACAGTCGACTAATATTACTTTATCTTTCACACAACACCCTCTTCTCTAATACTCTGCATTATATCATAAACTTGACCAGAAGTAAAGCCATAGTCGTACAGAACAATCATCAGTTGGCCCCAGTCGGGGTTCTCCATGCGGTAAATGTAGTGGTTGACTAGGTCGGTCACTAAATCTCTATTTGGAATGTCCATAAAAAAACCTCTCACATTTGAAGTATCATTATACTACTATATGAGAGGTCTGTCAACACTTATTTTGAAAATATTTTAATTAATTTCGGTTTCTATACGCTTGCGAAGAGACTGTAACAGTGAGATATTCTGGACAATGCAGTAGAAGTTGGTACTAGCATTTTCGGCCGAACTCATCTCCTCCAAACACCTAAGATATTCTTCATTTATGATATCTAACACATCTTCCCTACATTTCACGGCACTAGTGCCCTTTGCCAAGGGGTTGTTTTGAACTTCTTCTCTCTCCAGTGACGTACCATATCGACCTTCCACTCACCACCAGTGTAGTGACAGAACTTTGCATTATCAAAGAACTCTTGTTCGGTCGCATAGTGTGGGCTGTCGTTCCAAGTGGTGTCGATAGTCTCTACATCAAACTCATGTTTCATCAACTGTGCAGAGATGTATGGTTGGTCGTTCATAATAGACATATGGAAGTCACCAGTGTAACACCAGTCCTCCCAGTTCATGAACAGTTCACGTGCACGTAGACGTGCCTCACGAGTCCACAGAACCACACCCGTATTCATTATCATTAGTTTGGATGGTCGGTTAGGTGGCATTACAGGGACGATAGGACAATCATGTAACTCGAACTTACGAACAAAGTTTCGGTAGTTTTTCTCGTCACTATCCCAAGAGTTGTATCCGCCACCATTGGCGGTAACGAAGTCTGACTCTAGGACGCCGTAGACTTCAGCACCAGACTCCATCGCATCGAATATGTTTTCTTCGGTGTTGACCACAATGTCGGTGTCGACGAATAGTAGGTTGTCATACTGGTCGAACATGGGGTCTAACCAGACTCGTGCACATTCGTGCAATAGAGAGGTCGAACAACCGTGACCTTTGGTCGCGACACGTTCATCTGAGTAGACGTGTTCTGCACCAATCTTCTTTGCGTATTGTTCGAATGATGTGCGGGATATATCCGCAACTTCTTTATAGAGAGAGGAACGAGACCCGTCCCACCCTTTGATACCACCGCGAGCATCTACCGCATCACTCACGATCATATATTGGAATATTACATTATTTGACATTCTCAAGCCTTCTCATTAAACGTGCGGAACGGAAACCCACCTGATGATACCAACGAGAATCTCTGCCCTCTTCAGCAGCGGTCTTCCAATCACCTTTCTCAATGGCGGCATTCATCTTCTTGAACTTACTTAGTCTCGGCCTACCTAGGTTGAACATCATGTTAACCAAGATTTGTTGGACTTCGTCTGGTAGACAAGTAAACCCTTCTCCGTATAGTACGACACACTCTGAGATTGCGATGTCGAGGTCTTGTTCAAATGCCTCTGCAACTCTTTCGGGGGATATCTTAGTTCCGACCTTACCTCCGAACTCTCCGTCACTCTCCTTGATGAGGTGACCGACGCCAAACGTTGGGTAGTTGAGGTGGTCGAGGTAAATCTCATATACGACCCCTTCGTCGATTTTGAGTTGTTGAAATACTGCTTCACGATTCATAACATTTTTCACTTTTGGTTTACACCACAATTTACGTATCAGTTCTATCATAACTTGATGGCAAGTACCACCAAGATAGATGCCAACAGAATGTTGGTCGTCAAAATTTCAAGAGCAAGTATAGTGTGATACCACACCCACCTAGTCTTATAAGCATTCTCTACTGTAATATCGTCTGGGTCTGGGCCATTGTCAACAATATTTTTACCACCAACTGGGCCTGCACCCAACCACTTGAGAAACTTCATACCACCTAAACCTTAATTGTACTTTTTTGGCCCGCATTCTTTTTGATTGCGGTCAACTTGTTCTCCCATTCCTTGCCAGCCAATCTCATGGTCGACTTTGCTCCGGTAACAAGTTTTGGTGCAGATGATGGACTGTAATAACGAACCCACAGTGGGTTGTTTACTAACCATTCATCGTATTCAGAAATCCGGAGAGTCAATTCCTTGACTTCTCCGGTTTCGTTATTTTTGAATTCATATTGTGGCATTATATATCCATTCCAAATTCTTTTCAATCACTACGACAGGAGTCTCACAAAATGCACCTGAAGAGATAATCACCTCCTATCGAGAAAGTTGTTGAGTAGACGCGGTTAGTATATTATAATACTGATTAATCGTTTCCGTTCGATAATATCGATTACCTTGGGAATAAATTGATTGGCGTCTGGTATCGTGCACGAACTGTTGCAGTTCGTTAATATCTTTGTTCAACTGTTCTTCTTGACTCGACATAGGATTCTCCTTAGAAATTATAGTTAATTGTCGAAAAGATTACTCGCTTATGAGATTTGGAAATGCCTCCTGTACTATTTTCTTGGTTATATAACGACACGGTGGTTTCTTTGCCACCATTTTCAAAATATACTCAGCATCCTCCGGATGAACGGATTCTAGTAACTGAATAAATTTATTCTCTCTTCTGAACTGGGTAAGGTTGTCACCTTTCCCACCTTGGATGTATAATCCAAATTCTTTATGCTGTTTTAACAGGCTGGAGGGGATTGACTCCGGTTTATTCGGAGTGAAAGGTGGGCGTCCTTCCGGTAGATTGAACACCAAAGAATCATCGAAGGAACCACGAAGGATATCCTTGAACGCCCAGTTATCTTCATATTTTTTCAAAACATCTAATCTATCTTCACGAGATTCAGCTTTCTTGTACTCTTCGAAGACTTCAAAGACTTCCTTACGAAACGTAATCATTACTTATACCTTATCAATTTTGTGACACATAAATTTTCTATTGGAGATTCGAATTTCTTCTTTATTCACACATCTCCACATAAAATCTTTCAGTATCGTATCATACACCATATTTAATTGTTGACTCTCTTTGAGTTCAGAATGCTTGATTTGTAACTGAAACTCTTTTGTTTGTACTACCTTTATATATTCATCAATTAAGACTGCTGTGCCGCCAATCCAAAGTAAAGAGCACAGCAGGGCAGTTATTGCCACAGTCTGATACATCTTCATTAGACTTTCCCCCCTTGTCTACAGTTATTTATAACCAAGGGGGTGTCTAGGGGAGAATTATCTCACACTATCCCATTCGGCAGGGGTGACATCATTTAGTCGTAAACTCATTTGAGGTTCATCGACTTCCCAAGGCACTCCCAAATCCTCTTCATCATCGTCAACATAATCTTCGATAGAGGATTCCAAGTTAGGTATGCAATCGCCGAAGGTTTCAAACAATGTCTGAAACTTGAGTTCGTAGAGTTCTGAAATCGCACCGTACTTGTTCATCAAAGCATCAGCTAATTCACCACTCATAGTTTTCCATTGTGGACTATCTATGAAATGTTTGGTTACCATGTTGAGGTCATCAACAACACTCCAACAGTCCATGATTTCATTTTCTAAATCGAATCGATTCTTCATTATTCTTGTACCTTCCAGTAACCGAGGATTCTCTCGTATGACTCAATATCCTTTCGGAGTTCTTCTTTATCCGTTTCGGGGTCATTATATGCATGTGTATTGGCGTTTATACCTTCATCATAACAGGCCAAATCTTTTCTAGCCCATTCCAAACTCTGGGTAAGTTCTTGCACCACAATCTCGTCTATGGATTCGTCCGATATCTCAACTTTCATTCTCGGTCTCCAACATAATTGTTTTTGAGTAAATGGAAATTTTCGTGACCCTTTTACCGTCAATCAATGTGTCCAGTGATATGAAAGGCCCACCACTGGGGTCTAACATACCTAGGTCTAGTTGATTTACTCCATCATCGCCTTCCTTAGCACCAAACCGGAAGTGTGACAATTCGCCTTCCAGAAGAAATCTGGAAGGAGAGTCGGTGGAGACAAACTCGAATTTGTCCCCATATCGATTTTTATATGCAGAATTGCTTTTGTAATTCATCATTATACCACCGCCATTTCAACAGCAAGTTCAGCAGCACGCTTCTTCTTGACTTGGTTTGCACCGTACCATGCAGAAGTCATTCGACCATCAGCAGTACGACCTAATCTGTGGTCAGTCAGGTAAGTCACAGAGTTGAATGCTTGCCACCATGTACCACGTCCGAACTCTGCGCCAGGTTGAGTCTCTAACAACTCGTATGCCTTCTTAGCATTTGGTGCGAGGTCATTGTAACCACGTACTTCTTCCTTCGGTGCCTGTGAAGGGAACAGAGAGTTGTAGTACTGAATCAGAGTGTCAGCAGTGAACTGTCGTTTTGACAACAACTGTGCCATCTCTTTGTATTGGTCAAACTTCTCATGAGCAAGACCCATAGTGATTTTGACTTGGTCAGCATCAAACGCACGACGGTGGTTCACTTTGATACCATTAGTTGCAGAACCCTTTAGAGCGAGGGACAGAGTGTTCATGCACGTCACACGAACCGGAGTGAATCGAATGTCGATCGACTTACCGTACTCATGTGGGTTAGAGAACAGAAGGTACGAATCAACTTGGTCACCCTTCAGGATATCGAACGACTCTTTGATACGAGCCATTGCATAGACGATTCTACCGTCTTTGAGTGAACCCGCAGAGTTCATCTCCATGTCACCCGCAGAGCAGTAGTCATTGAAGAAAGTGAATGCTTCCTCATTCTGACAAGGTGACCATGCACCACCCACCTGAGTGAGTACAGAGTTGTCGGATGAACGCACAAGTGCCTCCATACCAGTGGCGATCTTCTCACCGTTGTAGTCAGCGTAAGTAGGAACTTTCTCGACCGACCAGTCGACACCAGCTTTCTGCATCATCTGGATAGGAGTTAGATCGTTAGAGACTTCGGTACCGATACCCCAAGGGCATTTACCAACAGTCGCGGAACTTTCAATTTGCAAAACATCGTTAATAGACATAATATAGTTTCCTCAGTAATTTAGTAACCATTATACACTTGTTTTGATTACTTGTCAATACTTATTTCAAAAATAAATCAGTTTTTATGCAACAAACTCCGACTTAGGGGAGAACCGTGGGTACAATCGGAAAGGGGCCTGTTCATTAAGAGTTTCCATATAGATAGTCGGTTCTG